TTTCTTCTGGTAACTTAAAGAGAACCATTTCGTTACAGCTAACACAGCCTTCAAACTTGCCCGCGTTCATTTTACCTAAGTTTTCAAAGCCTTTTCCTAAATCTGAGGCTTTAACTGGTTCATAACCTAATGCTAATCGTTTGTCGATACTGTCATAATTATTTGTAGTGGATAACCAGCACAAATGGAATCCGGGAATAATCCCGTTTGGCAAATCCGGTAATGCACTGTTCTGCCATTTATCACGGAACGCAGCTACACGTTCCTTCTTGGATGCTGCGGATAGATCGTCATTAGCGATCCGTTCTTTCGTTTCTTCGACTCTATCTAAAAGACGGTCTTCTAAGTCACGTTTGATTCTTGGGTTCGTTGCCATTTTAATTAACCTTTATTTTCACGATCATAACGAGCATATGCTCGGATCATTTTGTTTCGTTTTTCTACATCATCCCATGATCCTGCATCCCTGATTGCATCAACTCGAGCTTTGCTCAAGGTAATAGTTCCAGGTTTTTGTGATGAGGAATTTGCTGAACGGCTAGAGGCTGTTGGGCCTGCTGAACGTTTAGTTTCTTTTCCACCCTTAGATGTGTATCTATGGGGTAAACGGGATTGCAAACGATTATCTAACTCTTCCCAATACTCAGGATCACTTGGATCCCAACCATCAGTAACGAGTTCTTGGTCAATTACTTTAGCAATTTTACTATCTATATCTCTAGCTTGTGGATCATACCAAGAGTTCTTTTTAAGCCACTGTGTTGCGTTGGCTTGAACCTCAGTAGTAATTGGATTTGGCACGTTTTGTTTTGGTGCTTGTGCTTGATCCACTTGTTGTTTTTTGTAATGCTGAGCTTGGTTCAAACGCTGTTTAGCATCTGTTAGTTGCTCTAAAAATTCCATCTGACCTACAACATCACCGGACTGAGCAGCTTGTACCATTTTCATTTTAGCGTATTCAACACGGGTAGCTTCGTCTTCAATGGACTTGTCTAACTGTGCAAATTGGTAAGATGAGGCTGTGTTCTCAACTTTAGCTAAACGCTCTGCAAGTTCCGCGTTACGGCGCTCAAGTGCGTTAATTTTATTCTTTGCGGAAAGATCGCGTTGCTTTTTTAAATCTTTTTTAAGTCTACGCTCTTCACGACGGGCTTCTCGAATTGCTTCACGCTCTTCGGTAGTTTCTGCAGCTTCGTCATCATCCAAGTCTTCCTCGGCATGCTCTTCTGCATCTTCATCGTGCTCTTCTTCGTCTTTTTTCTTTGGTTTTTTTTCTTCGTGGTCCTCAATTTCTTCAGGAAACTCCACTTTGGCTAATACCGAGCCGTCTTCACGTTCCTTAATAGGAACGTCTTTTTCATTTTCTGCCATATCTTCTTTTCTACAAAAGTTTGTTAATCTACAAACGCTTTCATTTTTTGTGCTGCTTCAAATGATTTGATCTTACAGATCACTTCGCGCGCTTGAAGTGTAATAAATACCACGGGTGCGCCATCATCGTTTGCATTCACAACAAAACGGTCTCCGCCGTACTTGATAGTGCGAACTAAATCGCCAACGTTACACCAATTGCCTTCAGGCCAGGGTGTTAGGTCATCAGGACTCTTGTATGCCAAGGGTCCTACATCACGTACTTTAGCTACTGTCTCGTTAAACTTCAACGTTTGTCTGGTTTCTTCCACAAGGAAAATACCACCTTTACTTGTGAGCTTTTCTCGGCGTAACTGCACCAATACTCTGTCTCCAAGAATTTCTACACCAGGATCTACATCAGGAAAACACTCAATCTCTGAGCGTGTATCTGGTTCGTCCTTCACATTAAAATCAATTGCCATCCGGCAATCCTTTCTGAATCTTACGATTCGTCGTCTTCTGTTAAAAGTTCATCAATAATATCTAATACTACTTGGAACGCTTCGTGACGGCCAACTAAACGCTGGTAATCACTAAAGTCGTGTACGTTGTATCCTGCAGCAACAGTTTCTGCAGTTTTACGTTTTTCATCTCTCGTACGAGAGATAATTGTGGACAAAAAGTCTTTCATACTCTTACTAATGCAACAATATGAAAGATTCCGCCCTAATTAATAGAAATTACCAGTTTTAACTTCTTTTAAGTTTTTATCTGGTCCAACTTTGCTTGACTTAACTTTATTTCCGTTAAGTACAGCATTGTTAGCGCGCTTGGAGCCAGAACTACCTGCATCAATAGTTTTTTCACCAGGGCCGCCTGCATTACCAGGTGTTCCTGTCATTTTGTATGTTTTACGGAAGCCTAATTCACCACCGTCTTGTTTTTTAGTTGCCATTATTGTCCTTCAGTAGGGGTTGTTGGTTGTGCTTGCTCTGGTTGTGCAGCTTGTTGCTGCGCTGCTTGTACCATTGCTTGTTGGTGCTGTTGATCGGCTTGTTGTAAGCCTTGTTGGTGCTGTTGATCGTTTTGTTGCAGCTCTTGTGCGTGTTGTTGCTGAGCATTTTGCATTGCGATTTGATTTTTAACTTGTTCAGCTTGTTGTTGGAAAGTTTGTTGCTGTACAGCTAAGCCATGTTGCCTAATATCTGAATTAGATGCGTTGATAGCCTCCATTGCAGATTGATTTTGCTCAGAATCAAGCGCAATTTGTTGTTGGCTCATCTGTGTTTGTGCGCCAATCATAGCAACACGCTCTTTTGCAGCATTATTGATGTTAGCCATGGCAATATCTGTTGCATTACGTTGGTTATCAATACTTGTTTGCGTCTGATACTTAGCTTGAAGCTCTTGAACTTTTTGTTGAAGCTCTGCAACTTTAACTTGGTAGTCTTGTTCCATCTTTTTACTATCAAGTTGCATGTTAGCTTGAGCTTCTTCTGACTTGCGTTTGGTTTCAGCCATCTGGGTTTGCATAATAACCGCAGCTGTTGGGTCTGACATCATGGAAGCTTGTTGTTGGGACTGTTGTGCTTGTGCAACTTTCTGTGCTAGTGCTTGAACTTGCTGCATGTACGGTGCTAAATTGGTTTTAGCGTCGTTATCTACCATACGTGAAGCAACAGCTAATGCTTTTTGTGCATCACCATCAAGAGCTTTTTCTTTATGCAGGTCAAATTTGTCTTTTCCACCACTTGCTTTAGCAACATAGCCACGCATTTCTTGCAAATAGTGTAAAGTTAAATGCTGTTTGATATGTTCTAAGGCATGTGGTGCAAAAGCAGGCCCAATTACAGGGTTTCCGCCATATGCTGGATTGTTTGCATATTCTAAATGAACCTGAATGTGCGCAATATGGTCCTGATCGGGGAAAGCAGCAGCTGGTTGCCCCATTGTCATAGAGACGTTTTCTAATGCGGGGTTAGATTCTACTACTCCAACGGGATTAGGTAACACTTCGCCAATTGCAGGGATCTTTAACTGAGCCAAAATCCGTTGATACACTGCACGAAGGTTAAACATACCTGGAGGTGCAGAGGTAGCCATTTGTAAAAGGGCTTGGTTCTGGGCAAGACGCTGAGTTTCAGAGAAAATGTTAGGATCTGAAACTGGACGTACATCGTTGTTGTAAGCAAAGTCGCGTACTTCAATCTCTTCACCGGACTGATTATCCATTTCATCCAAGTACCAATGATTGATACGTGAGATGATTGCTAAAGATTTAGCTTGTGAGCGGTGTAAACGGGAGTGAATTGAGGAGAATACCTTAGCACCTTGCTCAATAAGAGCTTGGGTTGTGCCAACAGGCATGTTGTTGTTTGCTTCGCCAATCTTTTCTTCAGAAGTGGTGACTACACCTTTAGCCGCATCTGTTAACCAACCAAGTAAACTAAACAGTACTGATGAAGGTGGGTTAAATGGCATTGGCATTGCGATCTTACGAACGTCATCAACACCGGGAGCTCCTTCAATTTCTACTACTTGAGTCGGTTCGATTCGATCAGATTGACCTCCAATTCGTCCGCCTTTGAGCTTAAGCATCGTCTGGCTGTTGTTGATATGAGCAGCGTCAAGCAAAGCACGAAGAGAACCAGTAAGAGCAGCGGCGAGGCCACCAATAAGATGAGGCAATCCGATGGCGTAAGCACCACGCCAAGGAATGAATTTAAACTCCACGAACCAATCAAGCTTCTCAAGTTTTTCATCGCCGGATTCCCAGTTACGGTATAACGAAATAACTTCAGAGCTAGTTTCGTCAATAGTTAAAATATATGGGGCGCGACGACCTTCAGTTTCAGGATCATCATCTAACCGCATAAAGCAAGTAATTTCGTAAACACGACGCAAACCGTCGATGTTTTTAGACGGGTTTTGTTTACCTTCGATTTTATCGTTAGCTTCTTGGCTGCGAGTTTGATCGTTTAATGGTGCATCGGAAGAATACTCTGAATCAATATCGCGGTAGATACCGGATTCAACTCGTAATAGGAAAGTATCTTCTGTAATGTCTTGTACTTCGGTTACACGTTGGGCTGTGTAAAAGTTTGATGCTGCATATGGCAGCAAAATTGCGTCGATTGGTACCCATTCGCAGGTTGGACGCTTTTGCTCTTCGTCAAAGCGCCATTTAAGGAATTGGGAACCGCCGAGTGGGAGCTGGGTCAGCAGCTGTTCCATCTCGTCTCGGTATTCTGGAATTTGCTCAGTGAGCTGCCAGTTCATAAAGGTTACTTTACGATCGGCGGTATCTTCTTTCTTTCGATCGGAGTTTCCTTTGATGTTGGACTTAACCAACCCATCTGGTGGGAGCAACTCTTTGGATGAGGAAGCGGCGAAGTCAACGCAAGCTTCGGCCATGACGGGATGAACAACTTTAGAAGCACCGTCGAAAGTAGCACCACCAGGGGCGTCCTTACCAAGGCCTGTGCGACGAAGCCCTTCTTCATACTGCTTATCTCTTTGTTCGCGCGCTTCTTTGTCGACATCTATCAGATCCAAATACTCAATAGCCAAAGATTGAAGTGTCTGTTCATCAAACACTTCGGCTAAGTTCTCATAGAAACTTGGATTCTTTTTTGGGCCTTGTTTTTCTTGAAAGTTGATTACCACGGAACCGTCCGAAAGTTCTATAACCTCCTGTTCAACTTCATCGTCGTCTAAATCAAATTCTTCCGCGTAGTCCTCCATCGCGTCATCTTGAGACTCCTTTTCATGGATATCTTCAAGGCTGTCGAGGTTAGGCAAAGTATTGCCATTTTGGATCGGTAGTTGTGGTTGTGCCATAAGCTCTATAAATTTGTTGGATAGACTTCCCTATATACACTAATGCAATAAAGTACGGGAATCCGCCCTTTATTGTGCATAAGGATTTGCAATTCGTCGTTTTGGGTCCTCATCTGCATAGTTATAATCTCGGGCGGGTAGGGGATCTAACCGAATCCAGCCTGAATCCCTTAATATTCTTAATGCTTGGGATAAACTATCAACATAGTCATCATGCCCCCCTGCTTCTGGAAATGAACAGACTTGGCGCAAGAAACGTTTTGACCATTCTGCGTATTCACCTTTAAGTTTGGCGTCCTCGGGTATGTAGATTTTTCCTTTGGCAACCAGGGGCGCCACAATGTTTAAACGCTGTACTTTATCACTGCGGCCGGGATTGTAGGCTCGTACAGGGGCCCCAGAGCCTTGAAGCTCTTGGATAAGGGAGATACCTGCAGATTTGTCCTCCATCAGTATAAGGTCTGCTTTACGGCCTTTGGCAAAGGTATTGTCTGCACCGTATACAACTTCCTTAAAATCATCAATAACTTTACGGCGCAGCTCTGGGTAGTTAAGATGCTGGTCCCATGCGTCAAGAAGAATAGCGCAAGTCCCAATGTCTTCGTTTTCAAAGATTCCCCAGACTGTGCAGGCTGTTGGGTCGTTGTGTGTCTTTTCGCTGGTAGCAGGATCGTATGAAGCAATTACATATTCAAGATTAGGTGTTGGCTTTTTGGCTGGCCACATTTTAAACATTTTGCGTTTGATAATACCGGCCTGTTCTGGATCCAGGATTTCTCCGTAGATCTCTTGCCTTCCAATGTCGGTACCGTCGTAAGTCTCTAGCTGTTTAAAAAATGTCTCGGAGAGGTTCGCCCTATTGTCATATGAACTGGCGTTCGCAACGTAGACGTCGCCACCGACTTTACCCTCGTTAAGGTCAACGATAAGTTCTTTAGGTTTTGGTGTGGTTGTGATGATCTGTTGAACTCTAGGAATTCTTGGATCTTTAAGTCGTAGGGTGAACTGTACGCCATCGTATGCGTCATCAAGATAGTCGAAGGCGCAGAGCTCATCAAACCAAGCACCATGGTATTGTTTACCGCGATATCGTTCTGGTTCGGAGCCCGGTATTCCTTGAATGATGGATCCGTTGGTAAGGGTAATTTCAAAGAGGGACTTGTTGTAATCTCGTATAAGGCTCGCGGGTATGATATTGATAAGACCGGAGTCTCCCTCGAAACAAGTTGCACGGATATCATTAGAGGTTGGGGCGGTAACAAGCCAGCGAGTGTTATCGTACTTCCATGCACGAATACCAATCCAATGAGACGCCGTGTGAGTTTTACCTGACCCCCGGCCAGCCAGCATAAGAAACGTATCATACTCACCATCGTCTGGCTCCTTTTGATGTGGTAATGCTTGTAGGGACCATTTGATTTGCCACACTGCTGCATCTAGCTGTGGCTTGGGCCAATGTTGCCTATCCATTATAAACTTCTTTAGAATGGCTTCTTGTTTTGTAGTTAGCATACTGCTATAAATCCTTCTCCGACCAGGTAACTATTATCAGCTCCTTCGGTTTCAATATGAACGCACAGTTGTGGTGCGAGCTTGGAAATCTTCTTAATGTATCTACGTGATTGGTGAACCACGGCTCTTGTATAGGGAATTTGATGGGGTAATAATTGTAACTTAGAAGTAAAAACTACTATATAGGAATTACGCTGTTCCTTAATTTCGAATGATGTCTTATGCCCCAGTGATTCAACTAATGCCTGAAGCTGTCTAGCAACAGCCATGTGCATTACACTTATTCTAAAGCGTCCCTTTTTTTTAGAATAAGATTTAGGCCGGGCGTATAAGATACCCTTTAGTAATTCCAATCGTTGCTCTGCTGATGCCATGAGATAATTGTTTGGAATTCTGTGGGGTAAGTCGAATCCTAGATGGGACTCAATTGAGGGGAATACCGAAAAGTAGCGTTCCTTAATCGTCTGGTGCATGCCGCGCTCCAAGATGGAATACCCGGCGTCTTTAAACTTTTCTGTTAGGAAGTCTTTGTTGCCCTTGGAGAAGTACATCCTTTTGTTTCGGGTTTCGTGGTTAAAAAACCAATACCCAAAAATAAATGGAGGAACTGGTAAGGCTTGATGTGGGAACTGAAGTGGCTTGGTGGTGGGAATGGAGAACGCATGGCCTCCATTGTTTTGCCGTAGGTTATCGGCAGGTAGGTCGGAAACCTTTTTAAACTTAAGGGGGCGTTTGAATTTAAACTTGCCCTTATACTGGATTGTTCTGTCACGATAGAGCTTGTCCTCGATTTGAAATCCAAGGTGTTGGTCTCCCTCCACTATGAGGTGGTCATCGAATAAAACGCGGTAACAGTTGTCTGAGCGGTATTCTTGAACTAGGGTTACCTTTTTGAGTTGGCCCTCTTTGTCAAATACATAATCCCCAACCTGAAGGTTGTGGGCTAACTTCCAATAATCAAGCGTTAGTATCTTTTGATTCGCTAATATCGCCAAAGTTTTTCAATACCCATCTATCTAACCAGCGCCCTAACGGCACTCTAATGCTATTCTCCACTGTGGGAGGTAGCTTCCTAATATCAAACTTATCGGTGACTTTTAATCGAAACTGAATGTAAGCTGATGTTTCTTTGTGGAAAACTTCGGCAGGCACATCGGTAATTTCAAAAAAGTCTTTGTTACATACCAATAATCGAAAGCCAAGGAATCTTCCTTCTGCATTTTCCAATGCGCCTTGAATTCGATAAAAATACTTAGTCATACATCAACTAATGCAAAAATAGTGCTCAATCCGCCCCAAACACTAGATGTAGTGTTTTTTCCAAGTAAATCACTAGAAATAGACAGAGAAGCGGGGGTCTATCTCACTTTATTATTTTTAAAAAAAAAAAAAAAAAAAAAAAAATAATAAGAAATAGTGAGATAGACCCCCGCTACCCCCGCGCAAGGGGGTTAAGTCTTTGATTTATAACGATATTTTTTATCTCGTACCCCCGCGCTACCCCCGCGCTACCCCCGCGCAAAACTGGCAAAACCGCTGTAAGTCTTTGATTTATATAAAAAAAATATTAAAACGTACCCCCGCGCAAATTATAAAAACTGAAGGTTTGTGGGGCCCCCGGACCAGCGCCATGGGGGTCTGTTTAAACGGGGTATCGAAAGTTAGTAAGCCCCCACTTCGCTAAAAAGGAGGGCCATTCCGCATTATGGGATAGCATACCACTATGTGGAAGCACCATGTTGGTGCATTGGATAAGTGAGTGCTTACTTACTTGCTATGTTAGTGAGTGCTTACTATCAATGCACCAATGTGGTGCGCTATGTTAGTGAGTGCTTACTTACTTAGGCAATGCACCAATGTGGTGCATCCGCATTGTGGTATGTCATCTCATAATGTGGAATGTTAGTAGGCACTAACCGCCAGGCACCAATGTGGTGCACGATGGTGCGGTGCAATATGGCGGGATGTTTAAACGGCACGCAGGTGCGAGGGCTGTGCTGGAAGTGTTGCGTAAATACGACAGTCCATGTAAATAACTGCCCGCTAAAATGCCAATTCAATCCAAAGCGTTTTAAGCCCTGTTTAAGCCGTTTTGATGCTACTTGATACCCTAGCAAGGGAGGGGATGAGATCGCAGTTTTCTAAGGGTAAACCCTAGGTATATAGAACCCATCCTTTATATACTTTAGTTATATTAGGGTTTCCCCTAGGTATGATACATGGCACAAGCCCGCCAATCGGTTAAATTAGAGGTAAGGCGAATTCCGCCCCGATTACTACCCTATAAGGAATAGAACAATGAACCATTCACCAGCACAAGCCAACCGAGAAACATGGCTAAACGAGATCACTACCCGCTTTATAGCCCCCCATTTTCAGGCACAAGGCTACACTCTCCCCGCCAATATCCGAATGGCTTGCTCTCTTACAAGCACCAAAAAAGCCATTGGGCAATGCTGGAGTAGTATCGCCAGCGCAGATAATCATTTTGAAATCTTTATTGCCCCCTCTATTGCAGAGAGCACAAGGGTAACCGATATTCTGATCCACGAATTAGCCCATGCCGTTGTAGGTATCGCAGAGGGGCATAACAAGGTATTTGCCAAATGCGCCAAGTCCGTAGGGCTAGAGGGCAAAATGACGGCAACGACGGCAACCCCCGAATTATTAGCCACAATTAACCAATGGGTAGAGCAGATAGGCGAATATCCCCATGCACCATTAACCCAGTCCAACACCAAAAAACAATCAACCCGAATGATTAAGTGCATTTGCCTTGCTTGTGGCTATCAGGTGTACACATCTAAAAAGTGGATCGAATTAGCCAACCCAATTTGCCCTGATCGTGACTGTGATGATTACAGCGAATGGCTATCAGTAAACTTACCCGATGACGAAGGTGATGATTAAACCAACCAACCAAAGGCGGGGGGCAAACCCCCGCCATGTTTAAACACTATTAAGAGAGATAACATTATGACCGTATTAGATAAAGCCTTGTCACACCTTAATGATTTAATTGGGTTAGGTGTAGAGTATCCTCAAGCCCATTGGAGGGCTTGCACATGGTACACGCTATCCACTAAACAGGGTAACACCTTACAAAAAATGTACGATAACCAATAAGAAAGATAACACCATGCGCCAAGACATTATCAGAATTCAAGCCAAGCAATTACAGGCTGGCATGACAATAGCCTTTCACAATAGCCTAATGGATTACAGGCTAGGCTATGTTGATAGAACCCAAAACGGTATAAAGCTGGAGAATGAAGATCGCACCAGCACCCAATTTTTGAACCCCTCCGATTATGTATTTATTAAGAAAGGTATTTAATATGACAATGCTAACCAGCCCTACGCAAATCCATCATTTTAGGTATTGCACAATCCTAAGAGGCTTAGGGCTTGAAATTAAGGGGCTTAAATGCTCCAAAGGAATGACCATGTATTCCCTAGCTAAAAAGGAGTTAGGGCTTAAAGGAAATAAGATTTCAGTTTACAACGATCTAGCCCAAATGCTAGGCAAACCAACTATATAACACCAAGGGCGGGGGGCAAACCCCCGCCATGTTTAAACACTATTAAGAGAGATAACACCATGCAACGAGTAACCGATAAACACCTAGAATCATTGGTAGATAGTATTAACGCAATCACCAATAGCCCATCAACACCATATACAAGGGAGAATGATAGAAGCCATGCCAATATCGGAAATTATCACCTGTCTTGGGCTTATGGGGGAGTGAAACTGCACCGAATGGTAAATGAAGGGGGAGGTATCAGGGAGGCATTATCCACGGGGTACACCACTAAACGGGACTTATATGATCAACTTCAAGCCTTTATTAAGGGCATAGAATTCGCAAAGGATAGGGCATAACATGACTACTATTAAACCCATTGGGAGTAATCAGACTCTATTAGTAACCCCTAACCAGCTTATTCTATTCAGTTATGCCACACCCGTTGCAATATATGATAAGCACACCTACCGCTATTTTAGAACGGCTAAGAAATGGAGCAAGACTACAAGCAGACACATAAACCATTGGCTGGATGGAGTGCAAGCCGTGGAAATGCCCCAAGAGTTTTTTGATAATCGAATTAACATGATAGAAGGTGTTTAAACATGAGCACTTATTTAATTGAAAGCACCACAGGCGCACAGGAGGAGTTGCAAGCCAATACCTTTCCCGAAGTGTTGCGCCTTTTATATAACATGGACAAGCCTTATGCCCCCGCCAAAATATTTATTAAGGTTACACAATATGAATTACTTTATGATCGGAGTGTTTAAACATGACCGATTTTATTAAGGGTTTATCCCTAGCGATTTTTCTTGTCATTCTGTTATTGTTAGGCACAACACTATGACAAAAGAGGATTATTTTATTGCCTTATTATTAGTTTTATTATTTGCATTATTTTGTATTGCACCTGAATTGTATCAACCCACAACCAATTAAATAAAGGAATTAACCATTATGTCAAATCTATATAAATCAATCTCTCTCCAAGAGTGTGCCAATTTAATTAGTAGCGTAGGCGATAGCGTCACAGTCCTAGCACAAGGGGAAATGGGTATTGGTAAATCCTCCATGCTCAAAATGCTACAAGCCAAGCACCCTAACCATTTTGTATGTTACGGGGACATGACCACCAAGGATGTAGGGGATTTTTTAGTCCCAAAGATTCGCACCATTGACGGGGTAGAGGTATGCTCTTTTATTCCGAATGAGGAATTCGGCTTTCACTTTGATAAGCCTATTATTTTAATGCTGGATGAAATTGGCAAGGCTTCAAAGGCAGTAATGAATGCTTGCCTACGCCTAATGCTAGAACGCAGATTGGGGACATATGCCTTACCAGAGGGCTCTATTGTATTCGCCACTACTAACCTTGCCAGCGAAGCCATTGGGGACAATCTACAACCCCATGCCCGTAACCGTATTTGCGTGGTCAAGGTACGAAAGCCAAGTGCCGAAGAGTGGGTGGAGTGGGCTTTAGAAAACAACATTGCCCCCGAAGTCCTATTAACCGTAAAGCAGTTCCCCCAAATGCTTGCATCGTTTGAAGATTTTGATAAAGCCTCCGATAATGAATACATTTATGACCCAAGATCGCCCCGCCCATCATTTTGCACCCCTCGCAGTATGGAGAAAGCCAGCGACATTATTAAGAAGTCCAAAGGGCTTGGTTTAAACATCATGGCTCATGCACTAAAAGGCACTATTGGAAACAGAGCAACCTACGATATGTTGTCCATAATCCAGCTTAATGATGAATTACCTGATTGGGATAATATCTTGGCAAACCCTGATAAATGCCCTGTTCCAAAATCTTCTAGTGCCGTCTGTATGCTTATCTATTCAGCAATACAACGGCTAGAGAAGGAGGATGTTAGTAAGTGGATGAAGTATTTAGAAAGATTGTCCAAGGAGGCTCAAGGCTTATTTGCTACATCGGTTATGCGAACCAGTAAGAAAACCACAGTAGGCACAAATCAGGGGTTTGTCAAATGGGCTACCGCCAATAACTATCTGTTTGCTCAAGAGGTGAAGTAATGGAAACAAGTCAGATTTTTTTATTAGTATGGGCGATAGTTGCAACGGTATTGGCAGTAGTGTTTAAACACTTGCTATCAACATCCATGCAAAAGTTATTTATGTTTCACCTAGCCCTTGAACTACTAGCCGAAGGTAAGGCGGAAGTGGTCAAGGAAAACGACAAAATACAAGTGAGGGCATTGTAATGGCACTAACCGCAGAGCAACGAATTGAAAGAGCGCATATTGATCTTATGAAGTCCCCGCAGTTTGTTGCATATTCGGGGGTATTGATGGTCGGAGAATGTAAAGTCAAAGAGGATTTGCCAACGGCTTGTACTAATGGTCGGGATGTATATTACGGGCGCAAATTTGTGGAGAGTTTAAACGATACCGATTTGCGTGGTGTAATTATTCACGAAGCAAAGCATAAAATGTACCGCCATTTATTAACATGGAAGCATCTATCCAAAATCAACCACGACAAGGCTAATAAGGCTTGTGACTATGTTATTAACATAGAAGTAGTGGATGAAGGCGAATTTTCAAACGGCTTTATCACACTACCAAAGGGGGGTTTGTATGATATTAAATACAAGGGGTTAAACTCTGCCGATGTATTCAACCTATTACCCGATGAAGGCGGGGAAGGTGGCGGGGGAGGGGGAGGGGATGGGTTTGATGAGCATGATTGGGAAGGCGCAGAGGAGATGAGTGACGAGGAGAAGGAAGAACTTGGTAAGGAAATAGACCAGGCCATTCGTCAAGGCGCAATCTTAGCGGGTAAGGTAGGGGGCAGTTTAAACAGATCATTTGATGAGTTGATGAGTGCCAAAGTAAATTGGAAAGAGGCACTACGAGAATTTGTTTCAGCAGTATGTAAAGGCAAAGATGATTCAACATGGGCTAGACCCAACAGAAGGTGGTTACAACATGACATTTATATGCCATCACAATTTAGTGAAACGATGGGTCGTGTTGTTTTGGCTATTGATGCATCAGGCAGTATTCAAGGCGCAATATTAAACCGATTTTTGTCAGAAGTTAGTAGCATTATGGAAAATGTAAATCCCGAACAGGTAGATTTATTGTATTGGGATAGCGCAGTAGCGGGGCATGAAGTATATGGTTTAAACGAAGCCGATAAAATGCGATCATCTACCAAGCCGAAGGGTGGCGGAGGTACAAGCCCATCCTGTATTACAAAATACATGGACAAGCACAAGATAGAGCCAGTATGTGCCATTGTTTTAACCGATGGGTATGTAGGCAATGATTGGGGAGGGAGTTGGAATTGCCCCGTATTGTGGGTAATACAAGACAACAAGCAAACAACCGCACCTATTGGTGCAACAATTCATATTGAGGAGAATTAAAATGGGTTTTGGACGGAATACTCGCACACCTTATGATGTGCAAAGAGATAACGGTGGTAGATTTGATTTTCTAAGAGTAGCAAACCGATACGAGGAAGTAAAACCGATTACTGGAAAGAAAAGGGGTCATCTTGATATTCGCCCCTTGGGTGAGAGGAATAGGTCACAAGAACGAATTGTAAAGGTGAGTGACAATGAATATTATGTTACTTATGACGCGTACCGTTGGTCGGAGATAAATAAGTCAAGGCTTCATAGCAGAGCCATAACATACTGTTTAAACGATGGCATGGAAACATTGACAGTCCACACACCTAGAACTATATGGTCACAATCTGATCCACACGGTCTATATCCGAGGGGTTTCAGTTGTAATTCTGTTTTTTACTTTTATGACTTCAATTTGCCGTACGGTTTTGAAATGGTAAACCATAGCACTTGTAAGTATGTGAGTTTAAACGGTCAGTATTACACCATAGAAAAAGGGGATATCTCTTTCACACGCAAACAGGGCACGAAGGATTGGATGCCATTGGTAGTGCGTAGAGAAGTAATCCACACCTTAGATAGAGAATTAACTAAAGAATGGAGGGCTAAGACTAAACCCTTTTTAGATTACCTTAAAGTTATGGTGGATATGGTAGAGCCAAAATATTGTGGTGCATGGGAAAGCCC